AAAAAGTATATGCCTGAAATTGCTAGTAGGTAAGAAATGTATTTCATAGTAGTTTCCTCAACTCTCTTTTCGTAGCATAGTCTTTATGTAGTTTACAAGTAAACCATCTAAACTTTGGTTGTGGTAGAGCAGGACCTTCTATCTCTAACTCGTTTGTTGTTTCTGCATAGATTAACTTTTTCAGAAACAAAGAAAGGGCAGCGTCATACTCTTTACAAGGTTTGTATTCTGCCTTAACTCTTTTAGGTGTTTCGTAGATACCCTTACGGCTTTCTACAATTGCTTTGATTATTTTTTTTTCGTATCTATTTAATTTCATTTATTGCCTTTTCATATGATGAACCTTGACCGACTAATACGCCGGTTTCAAGTCCTGTTAATCTAGTTTTTGTTTTTGCTATTCTTATATCTTCAGAGCTTATATTTTCAAAAGAGGATAAATCTTGTTCTTCAACTGGAAAAACATTTTCTTCTCTTAATTCAGGTTTCAAAAACATATAATATTGATATGCTAATTCTTCAGTAGCAAACCATGTAACTCCTTGAATTTCTAAAATCTTTGGTCTATCAGAATCTTTGATAGACACCATGCAATAGTAATTCATTAAGCAGCCCTCATTGTTGACATTTGAACACGGTATCTAGGACCGTTAATAACTTGAACTACTGCTCTAGTACGAGCAATCTTTTCAATGTGTCCAGTCATATTACTAAATGTAACTTTTTGCCCAACAGTAAATGTTGACCCAGCATTCATTGCCAGGATTTGTCTTTGAGTTTTAATCATGCCGATTACAGCATTTAAATCCTCGTTTGTGCAATTTTCTATTCTTGCTTGAATTTCTAGTATTGGTCGTTTCATAATGTATCCTTTTATTTATTATTATTCTTATACTATACACTAAAAACAGCCAAATGTCAAGGAAATAATGCCCTAAAAAACCCTTGTTTTCTGCGAAAAACTCATTTATTTTATAAATCGTTGAAAAATAAGAGTTTTTTCTTAAAACCCTTGTTTTCTGCGATTAATTTAACTGATTTTTGGGTATTGTATTTAAAATATGAGAATGTTTACCCTCTTTTACGGTTTTAATCGCAGTTTCTAGTAATTTTACGGTATCCTCTTCTCCTAAGGCAACAACATAGGTGTCTAATACCGTTTTCATGGCCATTGCCAATGCTTGTAGACCGTGTTCTTGGTATTCTATCAACATTTCAACCATTTTGCTTTGTATTTCTATCATTACTAGTTCATCTTCATTCATATCTACTATTATACTATATTTTGAACGATTTGTAAAGCACTTATAAATAGTTATTGTTAAGTTTATAAGGAAAAATATATGTACGAGTATAAATGCAAAATTGTTAAAGTCGTTGACGGAGATACTGTTGATGTAGACCTTGATTTAGGATTTGGTGTCTGGCTCAGAGATGAAAGAGTAAGAATTATGGGCATTGATACTCCAGAATCAAGAACAAGTGATAAAGTAGAGAAAATATTTGGTCAAGCTGCTAAAGATAGATTAATCTCTTTATTAGGATCAGAAGCCACATTGGATACCATGATAAACAAAAATGGTGAAAACATGAAAGGCAAGTTTGGTCGTATTCTTGGTAACTTTAGAACAATAAATGGTGAACATTGTGCTGATGTTCTAATGAACGAAGGACACGCTGTTGCTTACAACGGTGGTAATAAAGATTCAGTTCAAGCACAACATTTAATCAATAGACAGAAATTAATAGATGGAGGAAAAGTTCCTGCACCTGAAGGTATGACTTTAACTAAAGGTAAAGTGAATACTTTTAAGGCATCTAAACCGCCACTAAGGGCAAAGAAGAAAGTTAAAAAATGAAAGGGAAGATTATGGGATATTTAGATAGCTTATGGAAAAATTGGGGAAAAAGTGAAAGTACTTTACCAGCAAAAAGAGAAGTTAAAAAAGTAGTAAAGAAAGTAACAAAGAAAATTACTAAAAAAGTTAAGAAAAAATAATGGCAGCGGCACAAAGAAACGGAGATGCTAACACAGGTGGTGGAGTAATTAATTCAGTTCCCCAATCTACTGTTTTTGTAAACAGTAAATTAGTTTCTGTTAATGGTTCTATAGGAACAGGACATCCAGTTGGACCTCCTCATTCTGCAGGAACTTGGAAAACTGCTAATGGAAGTTCAACTGTTTCTGCAGGTGGGATTGCAATTAATAGAACAGGTGATGCCGATACTTGTACTCATCCAAGAGCAGGTGGTTCTAGTGATGTGTTTGTGGGATAATGATATAAATATTACATAGGAGAGATTACTCAATGTCAAGATATGACGCTACACAGACCAACGAAAGTAAAAGAAGTTCTAGGATTTACAAGGACTTAAATTTAAGCTTTCAACAAAATACTGCTACGAAAGATATTCAGAAACTTACTGATGTTGAAGCAGTAAAAAGAAGTGTGCGAAATTTGATTAATACAAATCATTATGAAAAACCTTTTCATCCTGAGATAGGATCTAATTTGAGAGCAATGTTATTTGAAAACATTACTCCACAAATTACTCATGTTATATCTAAACAAATTGAGTTACTAATTAAAAATTATGAACCAAGATGTAGGTTAGTTCAAGTGAACACACAACCAATGTTTGATAGAAATGGATACGCTTGTCAAATATCTTTTTATGTAGTTAATCATCCAGAACCAGTAGAAGTAGAATCATTTTTAGAGAGATTAAGATAATATGGCAACCAAATTAGAAATATCAGAATTAGACTTTGATGGTATTAAAGGAAATTTAAAAACTTTTTTATCACAACAAGATGAATTTACCGATTATGATTTTGAAGGATCTGGTATGTCTGTTCTACTTGATACATTAGCATATAATACACACTATTTAGCATATAATGCGAATATGTTAGCAAACGAAATGTTTATTGATAGTGCTGATTTACGATCAAGTGTTGTATCAAAAGCAAAACAAGTAGGTTACACTCCTACAAGTACAACAGCCGCAACGGCAACTATTGATGTATTAGTAAATAATGCAAGTGGTTCTTCTCTTACAATGTCAAGAGGAACAAAATTCACAACTACAGTTGACGGTCAGTCATATAGTTTTGTTAATAATGCTGACGTAAGTATTAATCCTACTGACGGTGTTTATAAATTTAGTAATCTTACAGTTAGAGAGGGTTCATATTTAAATTACAAATATACGGCAAGTACATCTGATATTGACCAACGATTTATTATACCAAATGATAATGTTGACACAACTTCATTAACTGTTAAGATTCAAGAATCTTCTTCAGACTCTACAACAAACACCCACACATTAGCAACTGGTATTACAGCATTAGATTCAACATCTAAAGTTTACTTTTTACAAGAAGTTGAGAACGGAAGATATGAAGTTTATTTTGGTGATGGTGTTATAGGAGAATCAATTAAAGATGGTAATATTGTCATATTAGATTACATCACTTGTAACCTAGATGAATCAAATGGTGCAACATCATTCACATTATCAGGAACAGTTGGTGGATTTAATAATGTAACTATTACAACATTAAATAATGCTAATAACGGTGATGGTCCTGAAACAATTAAATCAATTAAATATAATGCACCTAGAGATTATTCGGCACAAGATCGTGCTGTGACAGCAGAAGATTACAAAGTTCTTGTTAAAAGTTTATATGCTAATGCACAATCAGTTCAAGTATATGGTGGTGAAGACGCTGCCACTCCTGACTATGGAAAAGTTTATATTTCAATCAAGGCAAAATCAGGTTCTAATCTAACAGAAGTGACTAAAGTAGGTTTAGTAAGAAGTCTTAAATCATTTGCTGTTGCTTCGGTAACTCCTGTGATTATTGATCCTGAAACTACTTTTATTATTTTAGAAACAACTTTTAAATATAATTCTGGTGGAACAACTAAAGATGTATCAACAATTGAAACAAATGTATTGAATGCCATTACAACTTATAATACAGACACACTAGAGGACTTCACAGGTGTTTTCAGATATTCAGCAGTAGGAAAAATAATTGATGAAGCTGAATCATCTATACTATCAAACATCACTAAAGTTAAGATGTACAAAAATATAACACCAACTTTAAATTCAGGACTAAAATATACACTATCTTTCAATAATGCATTTTTCAATCCACACTCTGGACATAATGCAGTCGGTGGTGGTATCGTATCTTCAACAGGATTTAAAATTAATAATGATAGTTCACTTAATGAACATTTTTTAGATGATGACGGTGCAGGTAATGTAAGAGTTTATTATAATAGTGGTACTACAAGAGTTTATACAAGTTCTACTTTTGGTACTATCAATTACACAACAGGAGAATTAATTTTAACTTCTGCTCACATTACAAGTATATCAAATGTTGATGGTGCAGTTAGTACTCGAATAAGAGTTACTACAACACCAAATTCAAATGATATTATACCTGTAAGAAATCAAGTATTATCAATTGATGTTGCCAACTCAACTATAACTGGATCAGTAGATACAATAGAAAGTGGTAGTTCACAAGCAGGAACATCTTACACAACAACTAGTAGTTATTAGGTGTTAGGTAATGGACATTAAAAAAACAAATAAAAAAAAACTATCCACACTTATTAAACAACAGGTACCTGAGTTCGTATTAACGGACCACCCTAAGTTTACAGAATTCCTTACTTCATACTTTTTATTCATGGAGTCTGCTGAATTAAACCTAGATACAATCACAGACATAGATCAGATACTTTTAGAAACAGTAGGTGCTCAAGATAGTTTTGTATTACTTAATCAAACAACTAAAAATGGACTAGACGCAGGTAACAAACTTGTAGATGAATCAAATACGTTTGGCGGATCATTTTCAAAAGGTGAGATCATTACAGGTTCAGTATCAGGTGCAACTTCAACAGTTTTAGCAGAAGATGTCATATCAAATAATAGATTATTTATTTCAGCAAACAATGGTTGGATAACAGGAGAAACTCTTACTGGTTCTATATCAGGTGCAACTGCTAAAGTTGGTAAGTATCGTGCAAATCCTGTTGAGAACATACAACAACTTTTAAACTACTCTGACCCAGATCATACGATAAGTGATTTCTTATCTCAAATGAAAAAAGAGTTTCTGAATACAATTCCTGTCGATACAGATGACGCTGTAAGTACAAGAAAACTAATTAAAAATATTAAATCTTTATATAGAGCAAAAGGTACTGCAAAGGCACACAAAGCTTTTTTTAGAATATTATTTAACGAAAATTCAGAGGTCTACACTCCATCAGACGATATGTTAAGAGTATCAGATGGTACTTGGAATGTTCAATCTTTTATTCGTTGTACACAGACAGCATTACAACAGGCACAAGATCCTATCTTTTTAACAGGACAAACAATCACACAAGCAAACGATCCTTCTGACACAGATGTTAATTTAGCAACTGCAATCGTAGAGAACATATTAAAATTTCAAGAAGGTAGTACACAGATCATTGAGATTATAATTAATCCAGAAACAACATCAGGTACTTTTGTAAATGGTGCAACCGTGACTGGAATAAGTAATATTGATCCTGATCTAACAATAGGTGTAACCGTATCACAAGGTCTTGAAACAGCTACAATAACAAATGATGGTGGAACATTGACAGTTGGTGATGAGGCAGTTCTAACTGGTGGTGAAGGTTCTGGTGCCAGAGTTCAAGTACAAGACATATCAGGTGCAGGTGTTGATGAGGTTATTGTTAATGTTGCAGGACAAAATTATCAAGAGGGTGACACATTAACATTTAGTTCAGGAACTGCCCAGGCAAAAGTTGCTGTCGTTAATGGTGGTATTGCTCCTGAAACAGGTAATTTAAATATTCATGTTGAGTTAGAAACAGGAACGGTTAC